TCCGACGTTCACGAGAGCATGTGCCTGAGTCTGTCGGGGGCTTCCCGGATTCCCATGACCAAGCTGTTCGGACGTTCGCCCGCCGGCATGAACGCCACGGGGGAGAACGACCTGAGGAACTATTTTGATTATATCGACACCCTGCGGGAGAGCAAGCTGGCGCCCATCCTCCGGCGGCTGCTGCCAATACTTGCCATGTCGGAGCTGGGCGCTGTGCCGAAGGATCTGGATATCTCCTTCCCGCCCCTGTGGACGCCGAAGGCCACGGAGGTGGCGGAGATTGCCAAAAACAAGGCGGAAGCCATCATCGCCGTATTCCAGGCGGGACTGCTGCGGGCGGATACCGCCCAGCGGGAGCTGAAGAAGCTGTCGGCTGAGACGGATCTGTTCGACAGCATCAGCGACGAGGAGATCGCCGCCAACAAGGGAAAGACCTACCAGGATGTGACAAGTTTACACGATCCTCTGGCCGGATTGACTCTGCCGCCCAGTATCGGCGGGGATGATTCAGAGGAGGAGGACAACGGCCCTTTTGAGCAGGCGACCGGGGACGCGCTGGCGCTGGATTTCAATCCGCACCACGATCCTGCGTCCGGACGCTTTACGAGCGGCGGCGGAAGTGGTACAATGGGAAAGATCAAGTACGCGCCATCGCCGCAGAGGAATAAGTCCGGCATCCAGCTCAAGCCGAAAAAATATGCTAGATTGTGCGGTATTTTAGGAACTAGGTTTCCAGGCTTGGAGGCTGGAGAGGTTAGAAAAATACGGGATGCCAAGAATGAATATCTGATCAAGGCAGACGGTTATGGCGGTATGCAGGTTTTGAAAATCAACCCTGTAAAATAGGAGGCGTGAAGTGGAAAAAAAACTGCGTAGATTTTTGGAGCAATATATCGGACAAGGCGAGCTGAAGAAAGACAAGGTACAACAGGATGATGTGGATATGCTGATTCATTCAGCTGTAGATGATCACATTGAACAGGAAATTATCGATTATGGCACAGCCCATCCAGAAGCTCCATTTTGGGATTTCCTCAAGCTTATCCCGCCGCCAACGCCAGAGGAGCTTATGAAGATGCAGGCGGAAATAGATAGCGAGGACGACGAATAACCCAATAAACTGCACCTTGTCAACTTCATATCGAGATAGCGGAAATATTTTTCAAAAACCTCTTGACTTTCTGTAACGCATATATTAGAATAAATGCGTTACAGAAAGTGGGTGATGAATTGAGTCCGCGCACAGGACGTCCAAAGGCAGATAACCCCAAAAGCGTCAATTACACGATACGGATTGACGAAGGAACGGAAAAGCGCCTAAGAGAATACTGCGAAAAATATGAAATTTCAAGGGGCGAAGCTATCCGACGAGGGATACATCTGCTTTTGGCGCAAGAAAAATAAGACAACCGGGAGGCCCTGACAAAGTCAACCCGATTGCCTTATTCGCCAACACCCGGAGGTTTGGTAAATTTGATTATATCAGACCTCTTGGTGGAAATCAACAGGAGGTTTTGAAAAATGAAAGACAAAATCATGCACATGGATGACCTGGACAATATTGCTGGTCGGTTATCTGGCTGTATTGCCATGTTGGTTATTGTCCACGCCAATTTGACCGGTGACAACAATCTCGCTGAAGCCCTTTACGGGTGCATTGACTTGTTGGAGAGCATTAGTCGGGATTTCGATGCGGATGTAGCTTCTTCTGAGGACTATATCCCTGTTGCGGGGGTGGTAGCGTGAGCGAGATTGACCGGATAATCGAGGACAGTTACTGTATGCGCTCGAAAGAAATACTCGCCTATGTGGAGATGATGAAAACAGATCCTTACCGTGCGCTGCAAGAGATTTTCAACTGCGGCCGCACCAAGGGTTACCGGGCGGCGAAAGCGGAGATGAGCCGTGGATAAGATGAGCAATAATCTAATCCAGCGGCTCCGTGAGTTCCTGGACAAGCTGACGGATGAAGAACGGCGGGACCTCTACATTGTTCTCTGCGCGGCATGTGAGATTCTTGCCGGACTAATGGAGGATGACAATGGGACGGCTGATTGATCTCACCGGTCAGCGTTTCGGGCGGCTGACGGTGATTGAGCGGGCGGAGAATAGTAGAGACGGACAGGCCAAATGGACTTGCGCATGTGACTGTGGAAAGCAAATTGTAGTCAGAGGTGATATTCTCAGGTCTGGTCGAACATCAAGCTGTGGATGCCTGAAGATAGAACGCACATCAAAAGCTAACAAAAAGCACAATACGTTTAGGACCTCTGGCGGTGTTGTGTACGTCAAACTGTCAAATTCTAAAAACGAGATGCTGGTTGATCCAGACATATGGAAAATGGCGAAACAATACTGCTGGGGAGCATCGAACGGATATGCTGTTACAACAGCTACAGAGGATGCCGGAAAGAGCAGAAAGCGATTATTGTTTCACATTTTTGCCTTTCCTGATTGTCCCGCCGGAATGCTTCGAGATCATATAAACGGTAATAAGTTGGACAATCGGAGAGCTAATATTCGCTTTGTTACAATGTCGCAAAGCAATCAGAATCGCGGGGTAGACAAAAGGAACAGAAGCGGCTACACAGGCGTTCAACGCAACAAGGGAAGAAATAAATGGATTGCCCGGATTCAAGTCAATGGGAAAAACATAGTTCTTGGACGTTTTGACGATATCAAGAATGCTATAGAGGCCCGCAAGCAAGCTGAAATCAAGTATTTTGGCGAGTACCGCAGAAAACAGCAGCCCGAAACCGATTGATCGTCCAGTCCACCCGCTATCTCGATATGAGGCAGCGGGTGGATTTTTCGTAAAGGGGCAAAAGTATGCCGAAGCTGGTACGCGGAGCATCTGAAAGAGAATTGCAGAGACTGATTGAACTATATCTGAAAGCAGAAACCGATATTATCAACGAAATCGGACGGCTTAGGAGCCGAGGGTTAATAGACTATTCAGTGGAAGCTAGTTTGGAGCGGGTGCAGGCCATTCTCCGGAAGTTGGAGAACGACTGCTGGACCTACGTTCCTCGTATGCTAGAAGAAAAGTTTTATTATGTCCACCACCCGGAGGCCCGCAAGCCAATGGATATCCCGGAAACCCCGGAGAAGCATTTGCTAGGCTATAAGAATGCCCGCGCCCTCACCGGAGAGCAGACGGGGATCGTGCAGCTGCTGACCATGAATCTCATGGGCGAGATCACCGAGGCCAATTTGACGGCCATGTCCGGCCTGGAGAACATCCTCCTGGGCCGCCCGGAGGACGATGTTTTCCGGCGGATCGGGCTGGAGCAATCGGCGGCGATGCAGGCCACGGGCCGGGGCGTATACAAGGCCCTGCCGGACTTTGTAGCGACCCTGCGCCGGGAGGGCGTGACGGCCTTCATTGACAAGGCAGGGCGGCATTGGAGTTTACATACTTACGGCAGTATGGTCCTGCGTACCACCTCCCGGCAGGCGGAGGTCCTGGCCGTCTTGACGGAGAATCCGGACCACGACCTCTACCAGATCAGCAAGCACGGCACCACTTGTCCGCTGTGCGCTCCGCTGGAGGGCCGGGTGTACTCCAAGAGCGGCACGGACCCGGACTTTCCGCCCCTGGCGGCGGCGTTCGGTAAGATGGATAAGAATGGCCCGGACGATCTGAGCAACTCCTGGCTGAATATTCATCCATCATGCTGGCATCAAATCATTAAATGGTCGCCCATGGGCCGCAGCGAAGAGGAGCTGCAAAAAATCAAGGATTTTTCCAGCTTCAAGAAAAATCCGCCCTCCCACGATCCCCGCACTAAGAAGCAGATCGAGGCCTACCGCAAGAAAGAGGAGGCCCGCGCCCGGTTCCTGCGGGACTACCGCCAGTGGGAGCGGTACCGGGAGACCATTGGCGATCCGATTCCCAAGCGGTTTGAGATGTTCCAGAAGCACAAGTATGCCGTGGCGGACCCGGAGTCGAAGAAGCTCGCGGGTGATGATACGTACAAGCTGTGGGAAAAGGAGTACCGGTTTGCTATGAAAACGGAACGGTTCTCCGCAATTATTGGAACACGTACATCAACAGGGGTAGGGATCACGGGTGTATCAAAACATGTTGTTGAGCGTGCGGTCTCTCGGAATTTTAGCGCGGAGAGCGTGATAGACGCCTTGCAAAATCCAGTAAAAGTTGGTACAATCAAAACAGACAGCGAAGGCAGGGTGAGCCAGCAGTTTATTGGAAAACAAGCAGCGGCGTCAATCAATCCGGAAACCGGAAATATCATAACAGGGTGGAAAAAATGAGACTTCCTTTGACAAAACAGCAAATAGATTTCTTGCATACGCTCGGTATTGAGGATCGGGATTATACACGGGAAGAAATCAACGAAATCGCCGAAGGCCCTGTATATGATTGCCTGATGGCAAAAGGTTGGAAACCGGGTCCGGAGTTCGAGGAAACGAATGAGATCGGCGATATGTGCGAAGCCATCATTGATGCGCTTTCGGGAGTAACATCATGACTGAAAAAGTAATCCGTGCCATCGAAGCCGCCCTGTCCGAAGGCCACCGGGTCCAGCTCAAGCGGCTGAAGGACGGCACGATCAAGGTACAGATCGTATTTCAGAAGGAATTGAAGGTCGAATAATGTACCCACGGCGCAATCGGGCGCCGGGAAGGACCAATCGGGGTCAGCTGCCGAGGAATACTCGGCGGCTGGCCCCCTTTTATTTTGCGAGGTGATGACCCATGTTTTATTACTATGGAACGGCCATATCTGATCACATCAAAGAAAAGCCGGATGGAGGGATCGTCTGCACTGATGTACCCATTGCCAGAACCGGAGAGATGCAATATCTGGCCAGTGAACTGCGATTAGATGGCGACCCTAACCGTGTTGTGACTGTAATACGGGAACCGGAAGATGTTTTCGAGCAGGACGCTCTCAGCAGTTTTGAAGGATGCCATGTCACAGACGGCCACCCGCCGGAAAATGTGACTGCTGAAAATTTTGGCGCTTACAGCCGGGGTCATATTCAGGGAATCCGCCGGAAGGGCGACTACGTGGTGGGGGACATCCACATCAATGATAAGGTCCTTGCCAGTGAAGTCCTCCATAAAGTAAGACGTCAAATCAGCTGCGGATATGAATGCGTCTATCAACCGCTGCC